TTTCTGTAGCCAGACCTCATGTTGCTGTGCCTTATTCACTTCTTCGAATAACTCACCATCACTGGTGCAAAAGGCGGTAACGGTTTTCATGGTGTGTACTTGTTTTTAATTTGCCAGAACTTCAGCAGGTTGTAGAACATGTTCCAGCCACGAGAGAGGTCCTCTTGGCTCCATTTGATGACGGCCACGAGGCCGGGGACGCTACGGCTCACGAAGATGTTGCCGCATTCAGCGTCTGGCATTCCTAGCCCAACACGGTAGGCTGCGAGCTGCATCAAGTGCTCGTCGTATCCCGCCACGATTGATGGGTCTGTAAACTCTTTGGACTTCACATCCACCACGAGATTGGTGCTGTTTAGGTCAACCTTCCCACCGAAGCCCAAGTCATGAGCAAAGCTGCGCTCCGCAATCCACTCAGATGTGCCAAAATGGGTCAACAGGGCCTCGGAAACGGCCTTTACATGCTCGGGGTGCTTGCCAGTAGGTTGGCCCGCGTAATGGCTTTCTATTGCCGCGTGAATGTCGGTGCCAGCATCAGCAGCTGATTTTGCCTGCTGCTTGCTGTCGTCAATAATACGCTTGCAGTAATCCGAATCGGATTCGTTTGGCTTTTTTGGAAGGGTCAAAGCGGCCAATAAAACCTGCTCCTGCAGCCAATACTGGAGGTTCGGTTTGTTGGCGGCACCGATCACTGTGGTCACCGAGGGTACTAGGTTACTGGTCCTAGCGTCTCTCAGTGTCGTTGCGCGATACTGGCCGTTCTTGCCAAGCACGGTGTACTGTGGCGAGCCGTCCTTGCCGTACCAGTGCGATGACTCGCTGGCTCTGGGTGTCATAATCATTAAATCTCTCCGGTTGCTGCTTTAAGGGTTGCGCGCACAAGCTCTACTGCCAACTCAATTTCATTGGGCGTCATTACAAGCTTGGTGTTGCGTGCGTTCTTGGGGTCCATCGCTTTAAGGCCGCGGGTGATAGTTCCACGCTTATCGCTTACTTTTGCCGTTCCTCCAGTGACCTGTCTAATTAACGATGCCTCAATAGGCGTTAATTGCGTAAGGTTCATGTAAACCATTCTTGCGTAGCTATCAAACACCTTGTCCTCGTCCACCCCGTTGATAACTAAGGTCACGGCAGCTACACGCTGTGCCGCGCTTGAGAAGTAACTTGCATGGCGCGGGCACTTTTTAATCAAGCGCTCATGGACCTCTCCAATCGCGGTGTTGGCAATTCGATTGGTCTCTGCAGCGCTGACTACTTTGTTGCCATATGCAATCGCAGAGAACAGGCGGCAGGTTTCAGCAAGGCGCTGGTCCAATCCTGTACGGTCAGCTAGGGTGCGCTTCATACCCGCGTCAATCACACCAAAAGAGGCTGGAGTGAGGTTTCTAACCACGAGCATAGTTACGGCCTTGTCTGCAGCGATGATGGCCTGCAGGCGGTGTTGCCCGTCAATCAGGTTGCCGTTGGTGTCAAAGGCAATCCCTTGGTGTGTTGTGATCCACTCGTCTTTCTGAATGGCGTTAGAAAGCTCGTCAACATGCCAGTCTCTGGACTTTCTGTTGTTTTCGTAGTTCTGGCCAAGCCACTTCATGGCCATAACAGGTGTAACTTTAATAAATTCGGATGATGGTTTTGGATGGAATCTCATAATTTGACCTCTTTAAAGTGTTCAGTGTTGATATAAACAACGGGCTCTATGTCCTGTTTGTCGTTACGATCATGGCGCCCGCCTATTCCTGTTGTGATTGGCGTGTCTGTGTGTTTTATCCAGAACAGACCGTCGGACCATCTCACAACCAGAATGAATGGCACACCAGAGTATTTAGCAAGCTCACAGCCTCTGACCCACTTGTTAAGCGAGAGCATGAGGGTGGGGTACCTGCCGCGTGGATTGTTTCTGCATTTAAGCTCTGCAAACGCACGCAGCTGGCCCTCACTCTCAAGCACCCAGTCAACATGGTATGAGATGGGCAGTTTCTTAAAGCTGCAATCCCATGCCTGAGACAGAGCAGCCGCGACTGACTGCTCGTTCTCTAGGTCCTTGCTTGACTCGTACAGTGGCCGCATCAGAAAGGGATGTCGTCTTTTTCGTCAGCGATATCTTTCTCAGCCAGAGGTTTGTTAAATTCAAACTCCGCCTTGAGATTGCCCATCTGTTTTTGCCACTCTGGACTCTTGCCAATCAAGCCCTTGATGTAGTCAGAAAACGACTCGTACATCTTGAGATCAGGCTTATCAAGGGTAAACATGCGCAACTCATTATGGCCCTCTGGTAGCCCAGCTTTCTTGACCGACAAAGGCACAGGCATTGTGTTGTCCACATTGGTGTACTCTTTACCATTCTTGCCAGCTGCGCGAATGATTGACAGCATGCACCATGCGCCCAATACATTCTTGATGTCAAAGCCATTGAGTTCTTCTTGCGTAAACTCGCGGCCACGCCATGATCGCAAGTTCATCCGCAGGCGTGAGTTCTCACTCAGCGACAGGGTGTAGTTCTTGCTAATCGATAATGGCTCGCCCTTGTGTGTGACAGTAGGCTTGCCGTTGTCATCCTCAGAGTGGACTTCCCACTTGAACATAACTTTGCGCTGCAGTTTGGGTTGGCCCTGCCATTCCCCTGCTTGGGTGCCCAAGTCGATGATCTCGTAGCAGCGGGCCAAATGCAGGCCTACTGGCACATCAACAAACTCGCTACCACCTTTATTTCCTTCAGACACTATGAGACTCATTTCTTGCTCCAATCGATACGGTTTTTAAGATCACTACAGGACGCCTTGGGGCACCACACTCATAACGAATGATGTTCCAATCGTCTTCACTAGCACGACCTGCCTCAGCCCGTTCTAGAGCCTCGTCAAGCCGTTGCATTCTTTCCAGCTCAAGCTGGTGATATTCGTCTTCCCTCATTGTTCCCTCGCCTTGAGCATTGCATCTGCAAATTCATAAGCTGTTAAAGGAACGCCTACTATCATTGGCAAATATTTTTCATCATCCTTGTAGGCTTCATGCCAATCTTTTGGAGCTACTGATAAAAGAGATTGCATGGCAGAGTTTGCAAAAAAGTCACGCAGTGTCATGCCGGGGATCATGTCTTCGTTTCGTGCCCATGTTGGAAATGCTGGTTGTTCAGTTTTCATCAGTCGCACCTTTTTGAATAAGTTTGTCTGCAAGCTCAAAGGCCCGGGGGATAGCTATGTCATCCCATGAGCCACCTTCTGGTATAGGAAACTGCCAGTCGCCTGCGCACATTCCCTGTAGGACCATTGCGGCCACCTCTAAGCGCGTCATTTAAGGGCCTCTTCGGACATTCTGTCTAACGACTTGTAGTAGTCCCATTTCTGCTGGTATTCAGGCTGTTCTGATGGCGGTACAAAGCCATGCCTGCGTAGCGTTTTGGTGATGTCTGTCTTAACTGCTGGGGTGTAAGGCTTGTGTTCAATGTTCATTTCACTCTCCAATTGTTAGCACTGCGGACGAATAATACCAAATTAAACAAACAATGTGCAAGTGTTGTTTTCTTGTTGTTTTTGTGTAACATGAAAATAAATAGTGTAATATGCACTAGCGTTTAAACATGGGGGTATTTATGACACTACAAGAATATTTTGCAGATAAGCCACGAGGGACCAAGGCTAAGTTCGCAGAGGACTTAAAAATCACTAGAACATGGCTGTCGCTATTGATTGCGCAGTCGGTTTTGCCTAGTGCAGAGCTTGCAGTACAGATTGAGAAGTTAACAAAACGGAAAGTGAAACGCAGCGAATTACGATACGACCTCTTTGGAGAATAAAAGTGATCTGGTACAAATTTCACATTGGCGATTACCTTACCCATACAGCGCATCTAAACGAATACGAAGACCTCGTATATCGCAGGCTCTTGGACCTGTACTACATGTCTGAGGCCCAGATCCCGTTGGATACCAAGGCTGTGGCCCGCAAGATCCGCATGGATTTAGATGCAACCGAATCGGTTTTAGGTGAGTTTTTTGAAAAGACCGAAGAGGGCTATTTCAATAGTCGCGCGCATGCTGAAATCACTAAGTATCAAGCGCAGGTCAAAACAAATCGATCCCTCGGAAAGCTAGGCGGCAGGCCGAAGAAAACCGAATCGGTTGTCAGTTCCGAACCGAAAGATATCCCTAAGAAGATACAGATACAGAATATAACTACTGTGTCGAACAGGTTCGACGAGTTCTGGAATGTATGGCCAGCAAGCAAGAGAAAGGTTGGCAAGGCAGCAGCTGCAGCTAAGTGGCAGAGACTCAAGCTTGATGATGTTGCTGACCGCATCATTGGGCATGTAAAGGCATTGAAGACGACAGAACAGTGGACAACAGGTTTTGAACCTGCACCACTTACCTACATCAACCAGCGTCGTTGGGAAGACGATGCAGTAGTGACACAACCACAGCGGAGGATCATATGAAAGGCCACGAGAATCTTGTTCAGATGCGCATTAACGGCAAAAAGCCGAAGGCCCTATGGGTATATCTTCAGGCCCAGCCGAAGTCCAACTATCACTGGGATACATTCACTGGTGGCCTAGACATGCCTGAGGTGTTTATTGACCCATCAGATAATGTGCGCACGCTAGACCTTCGGTTTGTCATTGGGTTGACTGTGCATGTAGTCGGAGGTACAGAAGAGCGTGTACGAGCTGTTGTGCGGGCCCTAGAGGACGCAAAAGCAAAAGCCATATACGCAGTTGCGGGTGACCAAGTTATCGTCTCAGGAGCCGATCATGCGCGTTCTATCGCCTGATGATATAGATTTCTCTGCATACCTACGAGAGACCGACACAAACCAGAAGGTCCGCACGGCAGATGTGTGGCTTGATGAGATTGTTGAGTCGGTTGCTAACCCCAAGCCTGATATGGTTTGCTCGATGCCATGGGAAAAGACTGTCTCCAGCTTTAACTATCGGCAGGGTGAGGTGACTGTTTACGCTGGCCAGAACGGGGGCGGTAAGTCGTTAATCACTGGGCAGGTGGCTCTCGGGTTGATTAAGCAGGGCCATAAGGTTTGTATTGCGTCGTTTGAGATGAAGCCTGTGCGGTCCTTGTCTCGTATGCTTAGGCAATTTGCTGGTGAGAATCCAGACGCGCCTAGGTACTCCAGCAAGATTGTTTACATGAACAACCTTGTGACTCGGTTCAAGACATTTAGCGAGCAGCGGCTATGGTTCTATGACCAGCAGGGTACTGTGAGCAGCGACCAAGTTATCTCTGTGGCTCGGTACTGCGCGACGCAGTTGGGTATCACCCACATTTTTATTGACTCACTCATGAAGTGCGTGTCTGCTGAAGACGATTACAACCAGCAGAAGTATTTCGTTGACGAGCTAACAGCACTGGCCCGTGATCACAATATCCATATTCATTTGGTCCACCACATCCGTAAGCAGGCAAGTGATGAGGCGATGCCGAATAAGAACGACCTCAAGGGTACGGGGGCGATTGCTGACCAAGTCGATAATGTGTTGCTGATGTGGCGCAACAAGAAGAAAGAACATCAATTGCAGGCAGGCCAAGAGGTAGATCCTCAGACGCCAGATGCCATGTTGATGTGTGAGAAGCAGCGTAACGGTGAGGCCGAAGAATGGTATTCGCTTTATTACAACAAGGAGGCGCAGCAGTTTGTCGAGACTGCAGGGGCAATGCCCATGGCCTTTGATGTCGCAGGAAGTTATTGATACTTGGTCCGAAGAGCACAAGCACCGATGTCTTGTGCGCTACGCGATCAAGTTAAGAATCAAGGACCGTGACACTGGGCATCAGTTTCTAAATCGGTGGCAGCAAAAGCACCCCGAGTCGACTTTAGAAAAAGATGTTCGGCTGCAGTGGTATCTAGGAAACCGCGGTGAACCCAACGATTGGAGAGTTAAAAATGATGAGTGATTTCCAGAAAAGCTTTTTGGCCCGAGGTACGGGTAATAAACTATTCACTGAGCAAGAGTTAATGACTGAGCTCGAAGCCGTGCGCAGAGAGATCATGACGATGTCTATCGAAGCGGCCAAGATGGCTGTCAAGATGGAGCGTGATGCATGCGCGCTGGTTTGCGAAGAGATGATCAAAGACTTTGAGGGTGTTGACGCACCGATCAGCATCAGTGTGGCTCTTACAAACGCAGCTGAAAAGATCCGCAACAGAATCCCGAGCCAGAACCAATGACAGTCTATATTGGCGTGGACCCCGGAGCCGTCAGCGGGGCCTATGCGGCCATCGACCATAACGGTGAATTCATTGCTTGCGGCGACATTCCTTCAGTTGATGGACGAGTCAATGCTTCCCAATTAAGGTACTTGTTGAAGTCTTGCGTGTCGAGCTTCGATACGGCCTTAATTGTGGTCGAGAGCGTGCACAGCATGCCCAAGCAAGGTATCGCATCGACTGCGAA